TATAATCCTATATAATGATGAATGGTTATGCTACCCTGTATAGAAAACTTACTGACGCCTGAGGTTTGACTTTGCCAAGGTCGAGACCGCGGGTTCGAGCCCCGTCTATCGCTCTCATAAAACCCAGTAAAATAGCGGCTTCCGGGATTCCGGTGAGCCGCTATTTTCATTAAAATCTGCTTTTTCTAAAGTTTTATTCTAAAGTTTTCAGATTTTTTGTTTATAATCCCTTATAAATTTTCTCTGCATAATCATCCACGGCGGCCTGTACTTCGTCATCTTTCGGATGCGTGTAACAGGTTAGAACCGTCTTTACACTATCACCCATAATTTCTGCAACAACTTTATCAGATACTTTATTTTTGATGTTGTTTGTTGCAAACGAATGCCTGCAGCAATACAAGGTAATGTACGGAAGAGAACTATCATAGGCTTTATTAAAATTATTCTGCGCCCTGCGGAATGCCTTGCTATATGCATCTGGACGGATGGGGCTGCCGTCACCGCAGACAAATAGATAATTATTATCTGCAAAGCCAGGATATTGCAGGCGCATTCTTTTCTTCCAGGCTTGATGTTTGTCAATGGCTCTGCAAATAAATTCTGGGATAGATATCGTCCGGTGTGCGCCAGTATTTTTCATGTCAGACGGAATGTCATAGTTTGTCTGGCCACGGCTGAACCGCAGCTTACGTTCATTGCGTAAGTATCCATTTTCCGGAAGCCCGCAGACTTCTCCTGGTCTGGGGCCGAGAGTGAGCGATATTAGAAACATGGGATAGTAATGGGACTCTTTTGCCTCACATGAATCCAGAAACTCCGCAATGGTATCTTCGTTCCAGGTTTCTTTAGGTGTGGGCTTTACGGGGTACCGCTTAATGCCTGCGCAGGGGTTGATATCTATAAGTTTTTGGATATCTATGCAATACGCGAAGAAACTGACAAGGATGTTAAGCATTTTATTTACAGTTGCTGGAGCATACTTTTTACGCATTGCCACAAGATAGCGGCTGATGTGCTGCGTATGTATGCCTGTGACGCGCTCAGGGCCGAATACAGGCTGCAAATAGCGGACAAACCATTGTTGGTATACCTTGTAGGTGTTAACCGCGTAAATGGTCTCTATATACTCTTTCCAGTCTTTATATATCTGCTCCACAGTGGGCGCCTGGTTTTTTCGTGACAGGATCGGCTTCCCCTCTTCCAGTTTTTTCAAGATATCGGCTTCGTCTTTCACCGCGTCCTTCTTCCGGAGCTGCAGAGGACCAGTGATACTTTTCCGGTGCGCCGGATCCCAGACAGAAGCAAAATACTTTGTAATGACTTTACCAGTCTTTTTCTGTAGGTACGATTTCTTTTGAATTGACATTTCACATTCCTCCTAAAAAAGTATATAAAAATAACACCTGTACAGGTGCCATGGAGGTGTGGTAAAATATTCTTGCGAAGGAATTCTTTACCGGCTCTGGCCTGTACAGTATTCAATTGATTCCGCTCTGGCGTTCCCCAACGCTGGGGCGGTTTTTAAATTTTCCGCAAGACTCAGGACGAAAGGCAAGCGCTCCCCTGGATGTCCGGGCAAATATAATATATTGTTATCGTGGCTTTTCCCATACGTTAAATTACTTTAATCAGTTACTCAACGCTTTCAATATCAATGGAATATCCCATTATTTCCCCTACATCTTTACAATAACCTCTAACTATAATTGAGTCACCTTTGGACTTTTCCATTATTACGGCTTTCTGTTCATCAGTCTTAATATAACATTGGATAATTGTTAAACTAAAATCATTTGTATCAATATCAATATATTTTCCATTACTATCAACGTTTCCGAGTTCCCCGGTAATTTCAAGGTAATGTCCAGTATATGTTTCTTTTGCTTTCAACGCATTTCCAGTAAGAGCATCTGATAATTCAGTTGCAGTAACAGGAATGTATTCAATTGATTTTTCTGTTTCTACAGGTTCAACGGTGGAAAGGCCTTCAGATGTTTTTTCGATAGTCTCTTCCTGTTGTGTAGATGTATTTTCAATTGTGGTAGTAGCTTTTTCAGTGTTATTTGTAGAACCAAAAACAAGACTAAGCACTAGCCAAACACCACAGATGACCAGGGACGCTATTGAAAGCCCATGTTTTTTAGAAGTATCTTTTTTGCATAGATCAACAATGGCTAGTATAATACCAATAATAAATGTGCATCCCATGATGGAAAAAACTAAAGCTGCAATGCTTAAACCGGAGTTCTTTTTAACAACAGGCATTTGCGGCTTATTGCTTTGTGGATTGGGAACTGTACTGCTCCACTGAGACTGATTATAATTTTCGGCTGTTTGATTTAAGTTTGGTCTTCCGCAATTGGGACATGCGGAAGCTTTGTCTGAAAATTCTTTCCCGCAATCGGGACATTTGATAAGTGCCATAATATTTTCTCCTTCTTCATAAGAATTTTTATTAAAATGCCTTTTGGCTATTTTAACCATTTCAGTTCAAGTAAACGTTTCTGATATCCAAGAGCATTTGCAATTTGATCAAGAGTATAATCATGATATTCAAGAATAACTTCATCTGGTACGAGTAGTTCGATAGCAAATTTGTTAGCCTCGTTCTCATAGACTGATGTATTAAAATGTGTTCTTGTATCCATAAACACAGTGTTTGATTTTTTATGAATAAGCATGTGGGCAAGTTCATGTGCACATACCCATATCTGTTCTTCGTATGGAAGTTTGTAATCTATATAGATTAAGTTATTCCGCTGGAAGTATTGATAAAATCCACGCACCCCAATTAAATCAGAAGGCAATAATATAACATTCATACCTTTTATTATTTCAAAAGGATTCCTTGTCCCAAATTTTTTTGCAAGTTTGTTTGCCAATACCTTTTCTTTCATCTAAATCAGTCCTTTTTGTACTTTTTCGGAGTGTACTTCTCCCTGTTCTTTTCTTTCGCCATTTCCATACCAACACGCATTGCAGATAGAATAGAGTCAATTGCTTCCTGGCTTGCAGGGTTCCCATCAAACATGAGGCCTTCCTGCCTCAACATCTGTTCTGTACTTGAAAGAATATCTTCTATATCTTTCTGCGCTTTTCTGCTTAAGCGATTACTTTCAGATGTTGAAGGCTCTTTCCCTGTCATAAGATATTCAATGCTTACACCAAAAAAATCAGCTATCTTCTGAAGTTTATCAGCTTTGGGCTTGCTTTTACCTCTTTTCCATTCACTGAATACCGTCTGACTTATGCCTGTAGCTTTTGCCACGTCTGAAGCTTTTACATTTCGCTCATTTAAAAGTTTTAAGAAAATATCATACATTAATGCGACCTCCTTAGGGCACTTAGAAAATTCTAAAAAATGGTGTTGACAATTAGAGTATTCTAAGATATACTAAGGACAGTTAGAAAATCCGAAGTTAAGAATACTCAATATAATATGTTTGTGGTAATTCATATTATATAGGATTTTCTAACTATTTGCAATAAAAAACTTAGAAAAGGAGGAAAAACATGTTTTCTTACAAAAAGTTTGTTGCCCTTTTGTCTAAAAATAATGTTACAGCTTATAAAGTGGCAAAAGATACCGGGCTGTATCCTACGTTATTTTCAGACTGGAAGTCAGGAAAAAGTTGTCCTAAAGCCGATAAAATAAATATTTTGGCTGATTACTTTAACGTACCACTTACTTATTTTATTGAGTAGTGTAGCAAAAGCACTGTCCCATAAATGGGACTTGTGTAACCGATGTGTGGTAAAAATTACAAGGAGGATAGTTTATGAATGATTTAAGAAAGTCAACAATTACTACTCTGGAAGTGGCAGAAATGATGGAAGTACCGCACTCAGACCTTCTGAAAAAGTTGGAAGGCCGCAAAGATAGAAAAGGATATATTCAAATTTTGAACGAAGGACAAATGTCCGTGGTTGATTATTTTGTGAAATCATCCTATTTAGATGCCAAAGGGGAAGAGCGTCCGTGCTATGAGGTCACAAAACTCGGCTGTGATTTTCTGGCAAATAAGTCAACCGGGGAAAAGGGTGTGCTGTTTACGGCCAGATACGTGAAGCGTTTCTATGAAATGGAGAATAGCATAATCGATTATCATATCGATGCTGCCACCCTTAAAGGCATTGCCAGCACGGGAAACCTTGTCAGAAGTGCTATGCGGGATCAGGGAGCCAAACCTTACAAAGTTGCCATAGTGCTGGATTCATTGTTTAAACAGAGCGGTCTTTCCCTCCCTTCTGATTTTATCGTTATCCCGGAATATGAACAGACTGAACTGTCAGACTTTCTGAAATAGGAGGTGAGAACATCATGGCATGTATTGAAGAGCGGATTTCCAGCCTGGAAGATAAGGTGTCAGAGCTGAATGGAATCATCGACACTCTTCTGTCTGGCCGGAATGAGGAATGGGGGACCCCGGCTCAGGTTGCGGAACTTCTGCATTGCTCCGTCAATAACATTTACGTAAAGATCCGTAAGGGCGAGATTTTTGCTGACCGGAGCACAGGGCGGCCGAGAATCCCCATGTCACAATTTAAGCAGCCAATAGGCCAGTTGGTAGAGAGGGAAGTGGAACATACACAAGAAAATGAAGACCTGCGGAAGCTGGTTTTCGGAAAGGATGGAGATTTATGACAAATGCATACAAAATTTTTATGACAAAGTCCTATGAGGTAGCTTATTTACTGGGAGAGGTGCATAAGGACAAGCTGGGTAAAGAGGGTATTACATCTGTGAAAACTGGTGCAGCCAATGAAAGGTGTGGCTTTATCCCTCAGATTTATCATGACACTGGATACTTTTACTGTGCGGTAACAAGGGAATCCGATAAGCCGGATTATGAACTTATTTTTGCATAGGGAGAGAAACCATGAAAAAAACAGAACGCCTGGAACTGGAGAATAAGGTTCTGAAAAACATGCTGGAAAACATCCAGTGTGAGATCGAACAGTATTATCAGAAAGAATATGAAGACCGCCTGGATCCACATCGCCTGCTCGGCCGTATCCAGCAAACGTCAGGAAGCTTTGAAGACCGGATGGAATATGCGAACAAGTTTGGATATCTGGAATACAGTCCAGTCAGAAAAGAAAATGACCCTGTTGCTGGGGAGCAAAACGGGGCCATTAAATAAAAATATCTCAAGTGCATTATAGCACGGAAAAGGAGTTTTGAAAATGGAAATGTGTGAAGCAGCAAAAAGGATTTTAGATACCCCGGCCAAAGTGGTGTATTATCGGGCGCCTGGGGATACATCCGGAAAAATAGAATCGGATGCTGACCATGTGTCTCTCTGCGTAGCAGCTGAGGATATCATGCTTGAAGCCTGCCTGCGCATGAGCCGCGGGGATATTGCTGTCGCAAATAAGGCTATGCGCCAAATGACCAAAAATGTGCGTAACAATATTCTGCAGCTGAATAACCTCAAAAATTGACCGGGGGGGGGTAAAAACTTATGTGTGAAAGAGTTAAGCTTACACCCCTCACCCTCGAAGAAAAAGCTTTCGCAGAAGAGCATCACAGCGTCCTGGTCTGGTATCTGAACACTCAGAAACTGGACAAGTCAGAGTATTATGATGTAGCTGCTATGGGATACCTGCAGGCGGTCAAACAATGGTTCGCCCGGCCTGAGCTGCATCAATGGTCCTTTTCAACAATCGCCAGGCAGTCAATGCGCAGCCGCGTACATAATGAGCGGCAGAAACAGAATAGGCTGCCGACTGTGAGCCTTAATGATGTGGTGCCGGGCACAGAAGACCTTACTTACGGGGAGTCAATAACCTATGAAAACCAAAGATTTTTTAAACAGGAAAGGAAGATACAGATGGGAATGAAAATTAATTATGACGTAACAGTGCCGGCTGCGGCCAAAGTAACAACCAGAACAAGTGTGGAAGTGGAGACTCTTTTAAGCTTCCTGGAATCCACACACAAAACGCTCAGCTTCGAGTACGACACGCCCAAAGAGGCAATAAAGAAATGTGGTACTCTTCGCACCTACAAGCGCAGCCATAAGCATACAGGGTACAATGTTTACCGTCAGGAAGAGACAGTGTATATCGAAAAAGAAAAGACGGGGAGGAAATAAGGATGATTGAAGTAAAGATTTATGAGGATGGTGCTTTAATTAAGCAGATGGAAGGGCAGGCAATTTTTTCTATGGCTGTATTAGCCAACCATGATGAGTATGAACAAGTTGAAGCTACGGCATGGGGGACGATGACCAGGGATGATTTTTATAATGCTTTGGCGTCATCCTGCGCACAGCAAATAATTGACCATCATGATTCTGTGAAGAATAGTATCGAAGCGATTGCGTGGTTCATGCTCATGGTAAGGAGCTATGGCTCTCAGTATCTGGCAGAAAAATATGGGAAAACGGAGGAAGCAGAAGATGGAAGCACTGAAAATTAATCAGCTGGAAGTTGAAAATGTAAAGCGTATTAAGGCAGTAAAGGTGGAGCCGACAGCCAACGGCCTGACTATCATCGGCGGCAATAATAATCAGGGGAAGACCTCCGTACTGGATTCCATTGCCTGGGCGCTGGGAGGGGACCGTTACCGGCCCTCTCAGGCCACAAGAGAAGGTTCCCTGATTCCTCCTATCTTGCATATTACCATGAACAATGGGCTGGTAGTAGAACGCAAGGGCAAGAACAGTGACCTTAAGGTAACGGATCCTTCCGGGAGGAAAGGCGGGCAGCAGCTCCTGAATGAGTTCGTGAACCAGCTGGCCCTAGACCTGCCGAAGTTCATGGATGCGACCGGGAAAGAGAAGGCGGATATCCTCCTGCAGATTATTGGTATAGGTGATCAACTCCACTCTCTGGAACAGCAGGAGACTGACCAGTATAACCGGCGCCGTGCAATCGGCCAGATTGCAGACCAGAAGGAAAAGTTTGCAAAGGAGCAACCTTATTACCCGGATGCCCCGAAGGATATCGTCTCTGCAACAGAGCTGATTAAGCGTCAGCAGGATATCCTGGCAAAGAATGGGGAAAACCAGAGAAAGCGTGAACGTCTGCACCAGCTGGAGCAGGAGAGCCAGAAGATTAATGAGGAACTGGAAGCGCTTCTGAAGCGGCAGGAACAGGTTCAGGCAGACCTTGAAACTGCCCGAAAGTCAGCGGCTGACCTGCAGGACGAGTCCACGGCAGAACTGGAAGCCAGCATTACCAATATAGAGGAGATTAACCGTAAAGTCCGTGCCAACCTTGACAAGGACAAAGCGGAGGATGATGCCAGGGAATACCGCAGGCAGTATGACGGCCTTACGAAAGAACTGGAGGACACCCGGCAGAAGAAAACAGACCTGCTCAAGAATGCGCCCCTTCCCCTTCCTGAGCTTTCTGTGGAGGATGGCAACCTGGTATACAAGGGACAGCAGTGGGACAACATGTCCGGTTCCGACCGGCTGAAAGTGGCAACGGCCATTGTTCGGAAACTGAATCCAAAGTGTGGCTTTGTGCTTTTGGATAAGTTGGAGCAGATGGACCTAGGAACACTGCAGGATTTCGGTTCCTGGCTGGAAGCGGAAGGACTGCAGGCCATAGCAACGCGGGTGAGTACAGGTTCCGAATGTAGCATTATTATTGAAGACGGCTATGTGGCAGGGCAGGAACAGCCTGAACAGCCGGAGAAAAAGACATGGAAGGCAGGTGCATTTTAATGGAAATAATCAGAGGAAAAATACCGTGTGCAAAAAAAGTTGTGATCTATGGCCCAGAAGGAATTGGAAAGAGTACTTTTGCATCCAAGTTCCCGAACCCTCTTTTTATTGATACCGAGGGGAGTACAAAGGATATGGATGTGGCGCGGACTCCTACTCCGTCATCCTGGGCCATGCTCAAAGAACAGATTGACTATGTGGTATCTCATCCGGATATCTGCCGTACTCTGATAATTGATACGGCAGACTGGGCAGAGCAGATGTGCGTGGAAGATATCTGCTCCCGGCACCAAAAGCACGGAATTGAAGACTTTGGGTACGGCAATGGATATGTCTATGTCAAGGAAGAGTTTGGCCGCTTCCTGAACCGTCTGGAAGATGTAATTTCAAAAGGTATTAATGTAGTACTTACCGCTCACGCACAGCTGCGCAAATTTGAGCAGCCGGATGAGCTGGGAGCCTATGATCGGTATGAAATGAAACTGGGAAAAAAGACTGCCTCCCAGACGACTCCCCTGGTGAAGGAATGGGCGGATATGGTGCTGTTTGCCAATTACAAGACCTATTCCATAGCTACGGATAAAGACGGAAAGAAACATAAGGCCCAGGGTGGCAGGAGGGTAATGTATACCCAACATCACCCCTGCTGGGATGCCAAGAACCGGTATGGCCTGCCGGAGGAAGTGGATTTTGATTACGCTGTGATTGCTCCTATCATTGAGCAGCCTGGTGTTGCACCGGCGCAACCCACAACACCGGCGCAGGAAAAGAAAACAGAGATTCCCGTTACTGCGGCAGCTGTCCAGATGTCAATCCCGGGAACGGAGACTTCCAAGGCGAATATTCCGCCTGCAGAGCCGGAGCCTGTCAAACCGGAGACCCCGCCGCCGATGAACCCGCCTACAGAGACGGGGCCTGCTGAGAAACTGGATGAACGTATCCCGAAAGCCCTGCGTGACCTAATGGAGGAAAACGGCGTAGGTGAATGGGATTTACAGGAAGTGGTTGCAGACCGGGGATATTATCCCTCGGATACCCTTATCTGGAATTACGATCCGGATTTTATCGATGGTGTGCTGGTTGCGGCATGGGATCAGGTGTATGGGATGATTAAAGAAATGCGGGAAAAAGCAGAAATACCATTTAATTAAGGAGGATATTCGAAGTATGTATGAAGAAAGAGAACTGCAGTGGGATGATGTCATCGAAAAAGAGGGCGGCGAGTTTGTAACCCTTCAGGAAGGTGATTATGCATTCATGGTAGAAAGTTTTGAACGTGGGAGATTCACGCCCAAAGAAGGAAACAAGCTGCCGGCCTGTAACATGGCAACCCTGAAACTGAGAATTGATACACCAGAAGGCGCCGCTTATATTAACCATCAACTGTATTTACATACAAAGATGGAAAGCCGCTTATCCGAGTTTTTTGCATCAATTGGCCAGAAAAAGAAGGGTGAAGCATTGAAAATGAATTGGAATGCAGTGCCTGGCTCAACTGGTAGAGCGCATATTACCCTGGATCCGGATAAAACGGATCCGAACAAAAAATTCAATCATATTAAAAACTTTTATCCGAAGGAGGATAAACCCAAATTTAAGGCAGGTGCATTTTAATTATGGAACTTAGGCCGTATCAAATAGAAGCAAAAAACAGCATATTTGAGGAGTGGGACAAGGGCGTCAACAAGACGCTCCTGGTCCTTCCTACCGGCTGCGGAAAAACTATTGTTTTTGCCAAAGTAACAGAAGACTGTGTGAGGCGAGGGGATAGAGTTTTAATCCTGGCTCACCGTGGTGAATTACTGGACCAAGCTGCCGACAAGATAAAAACGGCGACAGGCCTGGGATGCGCTACGGAAAAGGCAGAAGAAACTTGCCTGGGAAGCTGGTACAGAATAACAGTAGGCTCCGTACAAACCTTGATGCGTGAAAAGAGACTGGGACAGTTCCCATCTGATTACTTCAAAACCATCATAATTGATGAAGCCCATCACTGTATATCTGACAGCTATCAGCGTGTATTGCAGCATTTTCCGGACGCGAAGGTGCTGGGTGTAACTGCCACTCCTGACCGTGGAGATATGCGTAACCTTGGGGAATATTTTGACAGCCTGGCCTACGAATATACACTTCCGAAGGCGATTAAGTCCGGTTATCTGTCTCCAATCAAGGCGCTGACCCTGCCTCTTAAGATTGACATGAGTGGTGTGGGAATACAGGCTGGAGATTTCAAGGCCGGTGATATTGGTACAGCGTTGGATCCTTATCTGCACAGCATTGCCGATGAAATGGCAAAGTACTGCAAAAATAGGAAAACAGTAGTATTCCTGCCGCTGGTAAAGACCAGCCAGAAGTTTCGGGATATCTTATGCAGCAAGGGATTCCAGGCTGCCGAAGTCAACGGGGAGAGTCAGAACAGAGCGGAAATACTGGCAGATTTTGACGCCGGGAAGTATAACGTCCTCTGCAATTCCATGTTACTTACGGAGGGCTGGGACTGCCCATCGGTAGACTGCATTGTGGTTTTGCGGCCGACAAAGGTGCGTAGCCTGTACAGCCAGATGGTGGGCCGCGGTACAAGGTTATGTCCGGGAAAGGATCACCTCTTGTTATTGGACTTCCTGTGGATGACAGAACGGCATGAACTGTGTCATCCAGCAGACCTTATCTGCACAGATGAGGAAGTATCGAAGCAGATGACGGCCAACCTGGAAGATGCGGGATGTCCTATTGACCTGGAGGAAGCAGAGAAAACTGCCGCTGAGGATGTAGTGGCCCAGCGTGAAGAAGCCCTTGCAAAGCAGCTGGCAGAAATGAAGCGCAGAAAGAAGAAGCTGGTGGATCCGCTGCAGTTTGAAATGAGCATCCAGGCGGAGGACCTGGCTGGATATGTGCCGGCTTTTGGCTGGGAAATGGCGCCACCGTCTGACAAACAGAAGGCGACTCTGGAAAAACTGGGAATTATGCCGGATGAAATAGACAACGCCGGCAAGGCTACAAAGCTGCTGGATAGATTGGATAAGCGCCGGCAGGAAGGGTTGACCACTCCGAAGCAGATTCGATTCCTGGAGAATCGTGGTTTCCAGCATGTGGGCACCTGGAGCTTTGAAGCAGCAAAAAGTATGATAGACCGGATAGCAGCCAGTGGATGGCATACACCAAGAGGCATAAATCCTCAGGAATATGTACCCGGTAAGGAGTAAGTATGACAGATGGATTTGACATATTAGAAGTATTGGAACATATAGACCCTTCCAGACTGGATTATCAGGAGTGGGTGAATGTGGGTATGGCCCTGAAAGAGGAGGGCCATACTGCAGCGGACTGGGATGCATGGAGCCAGAGGGACACCGGCCGGTATCATCCCGGGGAATGTTTCCGGAAGTGGGATTCCTTCCGGGGGACTCTGCAGCCGGTAACGGGTGGAACTATTGTACAGATGGCAAAGGACCAGGGATGGCAGCCCGAAGTTGGGCATGAACTGGACTGGGACGATACCATATCCGATGAAAGAGTAGTGGTTGATAAAAACTGGATTGAAGGACAGGAAGTCGAAGAGCCGAAAGATTGGGATCCAACCTCCCAGTTAATTAAATATCTGGAAACATTGTTTGAAGCCGGGGAAAATGTTGGCTATGTTACGGCCAGCTGGGAGAAGGACGGGAAGTATCTGCCAACCCAGGGAAACTGGGACCGTACCGCGGGACAGCTTATTGAGCAGCTATCAAAGTGCGGCGGTGATATCGGCAGTGTGCTGGGAGATTACAAGCCAGAGGCCGGAGCCTGGATCCGTTTCAACCCATTGGATGGTAAGGGATGTAAAAATGATAATGTGACGGAGTATCGATATGCATTGGTAGAATCCGATGCGACAGACCTTGCAAAGCAAAACGCCATTATACGGGAAATGGAACTGCCGGTGGCCTGCCTGGTGCATTCCGGGAAAAAGAGTATCCACGCTATTGTGCGTGTAGATGCTGCCAACTACGATGAGTACCGGAAGCGTGTTAATTATCTGTATGAGGTCTGCAAGAAAAACGGCCTGGAGATTGATACGCAGAACCGGAACCCTTCCCGACTGTCCCGGATGCCCGGTGTTATGCGGAATGGTAGAAAGCAGTTCCTAATTGATACTAACATAGGAAAAGCCAGCTGGAATGAATGGTACGAATGGATAGAGAGTGTCAACGATGACCTTCCGGACCCGGAAAGCCTGCAGGGCGTATGGGACAACCTTCCGGAGCTGGCCCCATGTTTAATTGGTGGAGTACTACGGCAGGGACATAAGATGCTGATTGCAGGGCCGTCAAAGGCTGGAAAATCGTTTCTACTTATTGAAATGTGCATTGCCATAGCGGAAGGCCGTCCATGGCTCGGCTGGCCGTGCACACAGGGACATGTGATGTATGTGAACCTGGAACTTGACCGGGCCAGCTGCCTGCATCGATTTAAGGATGTATACCAGGCACTGGGCTGGGAGCCGCGGAACCTTGACAATATAGATATCTGGAACCTGCGTGGCAAGTCTGTACCGATGGACAAACTGGCGCCAAAACTCATCCGAAGGGCCGCAAAGAAAGATTACATTGCCATTATCATTGACCCAATTTACAAGGTTATTACCGGGGACGAGAACAGTGCCGACCAGATGGCAGCCTTCTGCAACCAGTTTGACAAAATATGCACAGAGCTGGGAACGGCGGTGATATATTGCCACCACCACAGCAAGGGTGCCCAGGGAGGGAAGCGGTCCATGGATAGAGCCTCCGGTTCCGGAGTGTTTGCTCGTGACCCAGATGCCCTGCTTGACTTGATAGAGCTTGATGTGACGCCAGAGCTGATGGCACAGCAGGAAAGTGTCATGGTATGCGATACATGCATCCGATACCTGAATAGCTTGTTTGATGACTGGGAGGATGACGTTTCCCAGGACGATATGCTCAGTTATGTGCAGATGCTTAATTATTGCAAGAAAAAGCTGTCTGCGGGGCAATACAGCACGCTGAATTCCCTTGTGGAGGCCGCTGCCAAGAAGGTCAAGGCATTGACGGCCTGGCGGATAGATGGCACGCTCCGTGAGTTCCCGAAGTTCGCGCCGGTGAACCTGTGGTTTGACTATCCCGCGCATCGGCCAGACAAGAGCGGCGTGCTGAAAGATATACAACCGGATGCCGAGAAGGCTCCATGGCAGCGCGGTACGGACAAGATTAAGAAAAACGCACAGGGGCGTAAAACAGAGCGAAAAAAAGCAGTCGAAGAAGCGATTGAGGGATGCAATTTCGGAGATATACCAACGGTAAAGGATGTTGCAGAATACCTGGGAATCTCAGAAAGAACAGCTCGTGACCGGATAAAAGAGCATGGTGGCTATACCTATGAAGATGGAAAAGTAAGAAAAAAGGAAGTGGAAGAGGATACGGGGAAACCTTAATTACAGTTTTCCCCGCCATGATGCAAAGTACACGGGGGAACCTTAAAAACAGATTTCCCCGCACAAACCAGATAGACGGGGAAACCATACTTTTCAGATTCCCCCGTGTAGACAAAAAGTGACGGGGAAACCTTAAAATTCAGATTCCCCCGTGCGGCGGGGAAACCTATACCCTAAAGGGTAAATATTTTTCCCCGCCATGCGTGGTCACGGGGGTAGGAAAGGACGGGCTACCGCATAAGCCCGCCCGTTCCCTTCCCCCTCCCCGTGACAAGGCGAATTTCAAAAAAACAAAAGAATTTCATACGTTAAAAATTTAGAGAGGTAAAGTATATGAAACATGAGATTAATCTGTGTTATACATGTGACTGTTGGGATGAAGATATGGGATGCGTCATGCCAGCAATTGATAAGAATTATGCCTGCCCATTGGAACAGAGGTCAATAATACAGTTCTTTATGGCAATGGATCCCCCCACAGTAACCCATCAGGAAAAGCAGGTGCATGTGGTAAATGGCAAACCGATACTTTACGAACCCGCAGAACTGCAAGCTGCCAGGGCGAAACTAAAAGCCCATCTTGTACAACACCGGCCGGAACAGATGTATACGAAGCCGGTGGAGCTTGTGACAAAGTGGTGCTTCCCGCGGGGCAAGCATGGGAATGGAGTGTACCGGAGCACAAAGCCGGATACCGACAACCTGCAGAAGCTCCTGAAAGACTGTATGACGGATGCGCAGTTCTGGACGGATGACGCGCTGGTCTGCCGGGAGATTACAGAAAAGTTCTGGGCGGAAGTGCCTGGGATCTATATCCGGATTGAGGAGCTGCCATGAAGATAGTATGGGAATTGTTTACCGATGTGTGGCACCTGGCACGGAAGTATGAGTTCCGGAAGCTCACGGATGCTGAATGGGAACAGTTCAAGGCCCGCGGGGAAGAGTTGCTGGTAAAGTACCGAAAGCACGGGCCAGACGTTGAAATGCTGTACCGGGATATCTTCCGGGCAGCACAAGCGTTTTATGAAAGGAGAAGCCATGAAGATACAGAAAACAATATGTGACCGCTGTGGTCGTGAAATACAATCTGCGAACTGCTATATGATATATCCTCAGGTTATTGATACAGAGAGTAGGGATATTCTTGTAACACAGCCATACGCAGAGGAAATGAGCAGAGATTACTGCGAGGATTGCATACAGGAGGTCATGGAAATTTTACATGATGGTTTTTAAGGGAGGGGCAATGATGAAATATATAAAAAGTATAACACCTATAATGGAAACCTTGCAGGTTGTGTGGTCTGACGGACATATAGACGGATATGGTCTGGTGGATTTGGGCTGTGATTGGTTCCGAATGAGCAATGACTGTTTCTATGATGTATATGGATTTAATTTTAATCCACATGATTACCCAGGACTATATGAGCGATGCAGAGATATTGTATATCCTAAAAACTTTTAAATGAGGATTTAAAGGAGGTATAAAGTGAAAGTATTAGATGCCATGAGACAGATTGAACATATTGATAATGAAGTGAAGAATTTACAGAAATTCTGCCTACTTTCCCCAGAAGCCAGAGAACGAATAGCTGACGAAGTTGGCCTGAACAGTAATTTAGAAACGCTGGTTAATGTTAGTGTAAATGCTATGCTTTCGTGGAAGACAACACTTAAAGAAAAAATTCATAATGCTGAGTTAAACTGAAATTTAACGGGGGAAAGAAGGTGCCTTATGAAATATGCGGAAGGTTGCCAGTGTCCTTCCTGTGGTAGCACCGACAGTAGAGTTATTGACATCCGGTTCCGGCCGAGCCTCAAGCGGGTGGTCCGGCGCCGGCAGTGCCTGACCTGCGGCTGCAGGTGGAATACAGCAGAAGTAAGAATAAAGGAGCGCAAAGATGATTATTAAAACGATTGTAGTTATAGGCTGCTGCATTATCGCAGCGGGGTACATACTGGCTGTGGCCGCTTGCATCGGGCTGCGGTACGAGGACCAGATGCTGGATTAATAAAAAATTCTGGATACAGGACAAAAAAATGAGTCCTGTATCCAGGGCCGCCACCCTTATCGAATACAGAACTCATGTTCGAATTGCAAATTTATTGTATCACCTCATGCGCGCGAGGTCAATAAAAAAATTCCATTTTCTGGAAATAGTAGAACATGAAAATAGCGGTGGGACACCCGCCAAGATGACACCCACCGCTTGATAGCTTAAGAGTATTATACCATTCTGGGGCCTCTTAAGCAAGATAAGGGAGGCATTTATATGATGACGAGGAAAGAGCAGGTTATTAACGATGTGCTTATGGCAATGCGCGTACATCTTACCGCACAGGTAATGTCCATTCTGCAGGACGTATTGACGCAGGCGTTTTATGGAGTCGAAGTTATAGAAGAGCAGACAGCTCTGGCAACACAGGATATGACCAACGATTATATTATTGAGCTGTTTCAGACAAAGAAGGCTCCGAAGCTGTCAGAACGGACGGCGGAGCAGTACTTACGGCATATTAATCTGTTGATCGATATGGTTCATAAACCATTAACGCAGGTCACGGAAAACGATGTAGAATATTTCCTCATGAAATATCGGAAAAAGGGAAATACCAGCCGAACAATTAATAACTGCAAACGATTTATTTCTGCTTTCTTCACCTGGATGAGGAAAGTGAAATTAATCACGGAAAATCCATGCGAAAATATCGATAGATTCAAAGAAACGAGAAAACCCATAGAGCATTTGGAGCCGGAGCAGTGGGAGCAGCTTAAGACCGGATGTAATAGTACCAGAGATCGGGCTTTGTTGGAGTTTTTAAGATGCACGGCCATGCGTGACGGCGAGGTGCCGGCGGTCCGAGTCTGTGACGTTGATTGGTATGATGGCAAGATTGTGATTTTCGGCCATAAAACGGACAGATATCGGCTGGTATGTATCGACCGTGTGGCAAAGGAGTATCTGCTTAAATACCTCCAGGAGAGAGGTATCAATCAGAGCAGTCGGGAGCCTTTATTTATTGCCCGGGGAACACATAATGCTTTAAAACGTACCGGAATATACAGTGCAGTTAAGAGTATTGCAGCACGGGCAAAAATGGATATCAACGTGTACCCTCATCTTATTCGCAAGACCACCGCCACCAACATAATCAAGCGTGGTGGGGATTCTGAAAAGGCAGGGGACTATCTGGGGCACGTTGATCAGAATACAGCTAATCAATATTACACTTATAAAAGTGATGATTATATTATAAATATTTTCCGGTCCTACGTGGCCGCAGTATAGGAGGTAAAGAAAGTTAATGGATAAACAGATTCTGCAGGATTATATTGACGCCTGCGAGTTAATCAAAGAGACGGAGCAGGATATCCAGCGGTTACAGCGTAAAAAGAAAACGGTCATACAGACTAACGTGAAAGGAAGCAACCCTGAATTTCCCTATCAGGAGCAACACTTCAAGATTCAGGGGACAACTTTCACGTACACAGAGGATACGCAGCTCAGAATGGAGGAAAAGCTTCTGGAAGAACGTAAGACCGTGGCAGAGGAGAAAAAACGCCTGGTAGAAGAATGGATGCTGACTGTACCGGCCAGGATGCAGCGGATCATCCGGTTTAAGTTCTTCCAGAAGAAAACATGGGAGGAAGTGGCCGTATTTATGAAAGGGAAAGCCACGGCGGATAGTGTAAGGAAGGAATTTGAGAATTTTATGAAAGCAGCATAAGTTTTTCCGTTTTTTCCACATTTTCCGTTTTTTAAATGTTATAGTATAGACTGAGAGAAGTGAAAAGAGCTTCTTTCCCTCCCATAAAAGTATCCCTTACAAGAGACACCTGGCTGCCGAGACGACTGCTGGGTGTCTTTTTGCGTCAAATATAAAATTGCCAGATAGGAAGGTGAGGTGATGGCAAATGTACAAAATTTAAAACCAGTACGAACCGAGAGCGAAGCAAGGGAGCGCGGTAGAGCCGGCGGAAAAGCATCTGGGGTGGCCCGGAGGCGGAAAGCTGACTTCCGCAAGACGCTGAACATGCTTCTCACTGCTGAAATAGATAGTCCTGAGTGGACGCCTATCTTGCAGGCTCTGGGGCTTGATAGTACCCTGGAGGCTGCCGTTAACATGGCGATGGTTAAGAAGGCCCTGGCGGGCGATGTGAAGGCCTACGAGGCCATTGCGAAGTATGCAGGGCAGTCTGACAGGACAGAGAAGGACGATGCCGAACAGGCCGCTAAAACAGAGCGAGAGAAGGCACAGGCGGAGACGTTGAAGGAAAAACAGGCAAAAGAAAAGGATACAGAAAATTCAGTGATTCAGAACATGGAAACGCTGGCTGATGTCCTGAAACGCAGCCGCCCGAACCGGAACATAGAAGATTACGAGGAGGAATAGTTATGGTACTTTGTTACGAGGAGAAAGATAGAATCGCTATTGAATCAACAGGGATGCGGATTATTGAGCATAAACGCATGATGTACAAGCTGTACAGTATGCTGCAGAAAATATTCCAGACTCTGTCTGATAGACTACAAAAAATATATCAGACTATAAGAAAAGTCGTTGATATGGTTGTGGATACTGTCAAAGCGGGATTCCGGAGTATTACAAGATTAGAACCGCGGAAACGGTGGAAGATTGTTAAACCGTTAATCAAGGCAGGCCTTCCCTGCGGTATGTTCTTCCCCAATTGGAGGGCATATCACTGTCGAAATAACTGTTGAGGTGATGCAGAATGAACATTCCAGCTCCTTTCAGCCAGCGGCAGGAGGATTACTTATACCGGTGCTTCGATAGCTGGTTCAATGTGGCCGAAGGTGGGAAGCGTGGCGGGAAGAACGTTTTGCAGACGCTTATTTTTTGTATGCTCATGGAAAATCACCCGAACAAGCTGCATCTGGTATCCGGCGTGTCCAATGCAACAGCAAAGCTTAATATCCTGGACTGTGACGGCTACGGCCTGCTCAATTATTTTGAGGGACGCTGCCGGGAAGGAAAGTACAAAGACCGTGATTGTGTGTATGTTCAGACTCCAACCGGAGAGAAGATTATTCTTGTATCCGGTGGCGGTAAGGATGGCGATGAGAAGCTTATCAAGGGTAACACCTACGGCATGGCCTACGTTACCGAAGCCAACGAATGTCATCCGAAGTTCCTGAAAGAAGTATTCGACCGAACGTTATCCAGTGCGGACAGGAAAATATTCCATGACCTTAACCCGAAGGAAGAAGAGCACTGGTATTACACAGAAATACTGAACTATCACAAGGAAATGCAGGAAGCGGACCCGGGATACGGATATAATTACGGCCTTTTCACGATTGCTGACAACTACAGCATATCTGACGACCAGCTTCGCGCTGTGCTTAAGACATACCGCAAGGGGACTGTTTGGTATGAGCGTGATATCCTGGGGCACAGAGCCGTGGCGGAGGGGATTATCTTCCGCTACTTTGCGGATAACCCCGAACCATATCTTTACACGGATGCGCAGATGCAGGAATGGTTTGCAGTACGTATCAAGCAGGCACAGAGGGACGGCCGGAAGAAGTGGCTGGATATGATAACAATTGGCATTGACTTCGGTGGCAACGGCTCTATGACAACCTATGTTGCTACAGGATTTATAAAATATCACACGCTGCTTCCTCTGGAAGAAGACCACCTGCCGGTGACGCAGGAGGTAGACAGCAAGTGTATTTGTGATAAGTTCGTAGTGTTCTACAGCCGGATTATTGACCAGTATGGTGATGTGGACTGGGTATTCCCGGACAGTGCCAGCACAACAATGATTAACAGCCTTCGGAGCGCCGCAAAAGAGGCGGGGCTTCCCTGGCGGAATATTGCCGGATGCAAAAAAAATGAGATATCCGAGCGGCCTAAAACGGTTGACCTGCTGTTCAGCACCGGGCGTCTTCTTATCAACCGGCGCTGCACAATGCTGATTGCGGCCATTCAGAAGTTGCGCTGGGATGATGAGCATCCGGACCAGCCGGAGGACAAGAATATAGGCAACTGCAATGACTGGTGGGACGGATTCTGTTATTCCTGGCTGGATTTTGTGAAATATATTGATTTAGATAGATAGGGGCAGATATGGAAAATTGCGTGCAAACATATTTACTAAAAAAAGGATATCGGACCAATTCGGAAGCGCTGAGTCTTATCCGCTCCTGTGATGATTGGTATGCCAACCGGATGATTCCCGAGTTCCATAAGCGTCACACGGTTCAGAACGTGCCGTATAACCTTCTGCAGCTGAACTTCGGGAAGCGCTGCTGCTCAGATGACGCGAACCTGTGTGAAATATTGGAGATTAATTCCGGAAACAAGGGACAAAGTGATTTTGTCAAAGATGTTTTGAACGCCAGCGAGTTTCAGACCCAGTACCGAAAGCAGCTGGAGAAAACGGCAGCTGACGGGACCGTGGCCTGCTACGTGCGCCTGGACAAAGCAACAATCATGAAGTCCGGCAAGGTCCAGGGCGGCCAGATACGGCTGAATTATGTGGAAGCTGAATGCTTTGTACCGCTGACCGTGGTGGATGACATAGTAACAGAGGCTGCCTTCTCTGGGAGCGGCCTGGAAAAGGGAAAGAAAGTTACTACGCTGGTGCTATTCACCCATGATGAAAACGGGCTGTACTCAGCAGAGACAGCCTATTTTGACGAACATGGAAATATTCAGGAAGACCGCACCGTCATCCTGAAACTGGGAGACGTGAAGCCGTTTGCGGTGATGCGCAACGCTGAGGTCAATAATCTGGATGACATGGAAGGGTATGGCCTGCCGAAGCTCTACAATGCCATTCCCATTCTGAAAATTCTGGACCTGTGTTTCAATGTCCTCTTCGGGGACTTGGACAAGGCGGATAAACTGGTACTGATTAATGAGATACTGTGCAAATTTGACGATAATGGAAGGGCGATCACCCCGAACGAACAAGTTAAAAAGTTGTTTGTTCTTCTGGGGAAAAAGCTTCCGGATGATAAAGAATTGTATCATGAATACAATCCGGAAATTCGGGTTGACCAGATTACGAAAACTTTTGAACTGGCGCTTTCACTGCTTTCCCTCATGTTTGGATATGGTACGAAAAAATACAGTTTTGAAAATGGCCAGATCAAAACGGCCACGGAATACGCCGGTGAGCGTCAGGATATGATGCAGGAGCTGAATCGGCAGCGGCAGGAAGCTATCCGGTACATACAGGACATAGTACGGGCAGTACTGTGGTTCGCTAATACCTTCCAGGGTGGCAGCTGGGATATCGAGGCAGAAGTAAATGTGGAATTTGACGATTCCTACATAACCAACAAGGAAGCAGAATTGGAGCAGATGCGCTCCGATGCTGTCTCTTTTTCGGATATCCCAATCTTTCGCATAAGATATATCATGGAACGTCTGAACTGTGATGAGAAACAGGCGCGGGCTTACCTGGCGGAAGGGCAGATGGACCCGGATTCCGGGGATGAACCGGAGGATTAAACAATGTTGAGTGATGAGCAGCTGGATGTGTTATCTGGTGCCCTGGCTCCGCTCTTCCAGAACTTGGAAGCCTGGGTGATTACGGATGTAGCGCAGCGTATAAAAAATACGATGATGTATACCAGGACCGCAGAGCTGGAAGTGGAAGCGCTGCAGAAGATGGGATACAGCCCGGCGCGTATCCGGGCGGAAGTGATGCGTATCCTGCGGGCGGATAAGGCGTTCCAGCGGCAGGTGGAAGAAAACACACTGGCCTTTAAGCGCGAAGTTGCTGCAAAGCTTGCAGAGATAACGGGTAAGGCACAGGAAGCAGCAGGTGAGGTAATCGATGGTGCTGGAGATATGTCCTGGGCGGACGATATCAGTCTGTGGGATTCTGCAGGCGTGAACCTGGAAGAGGACGGCAGCCTCAAGCAGATTACCCAGGCCATGAAAGACCAAACACGGGGAACGCTTAAGAACCTCACCCGGACAACAGGCTTCCGTACTGCATCTGGCATGGAATCGGTGAAAGAAGTGTACCAGAAGGAACTGGACAAGGCGCTAGTCAAGGCATCCAGCGGCGCGGTGACAAGAGAACAGTGTGTCAGAGAAGTGATACAGGACCTTGCCAGAAGTGGCCTGCGTACCATTGATTATGATAGCGGCCGGAGCTATCAGTTGGACACGGCTTCCCGGATGTGCCTTAATACGGCGGCTGGTCAGCTGGCGGCACAGGTATGCAATTCCAACATCCAGAAAACAGGCGTTACCATGGTGCAGGTATCCGCGCACTGGGGCGCCCGCGATAAAGGAGAAGGAATCAAGAATCATAAGGAGTGGCAGGGAAAGGTTTACAGTATAGACGGCCAGCTGCATCCGGAGGAAGAAAAGCGGATAGGTATGGAAATAAATGACTTGCAGGAATGTACCGGATACAGCGTTCAGGATGGGACCGGGGATATAGAGGGACTGCACGGTGTCAACTGCAGGCATAACCATCACCCCTTTTTCGAGGGAGTCAGTACCCCGGTGAAGTACGACCCAGAGCCGGAGGACAAAGAGATTAATGGCCGGACATATTCCTACTATGATGTGCTGCAAGGGATGCGCCGACGGGAGAGAGAAATCCGGGCGCTTAAGCGGGAGAAGGAAGCGCTGGAAAAACTGGGGGAAGATGCTGCAGCTGTAAAAGCAAAAATCCGGCAGAAAACGAAGGAGTATAACTCCTTCTGCGATATCTGCGAGGTGCGGCAGAAACCGGAACGTCTGCGCGTGGAAAGCGGAACCACAGACCTGACTAAAACCCAGGCATGGAAATCTTTTCAGGAGGAACGAACTAAGGCTGTAAAATAAAATTTGATGTCTTAAGAGGAACCGATGTTAATGCGCACCGGTTCTTTTTATACATAAATTCCCGGATCGGGGAAAGCCCGATTCACAAATTATTTTAGGAGGAGAAACTACATGAAAAACATTTTTGAACTGATGAAAGAATTTGGGTTTGAAGTTCCTGAGGACAAAAAGAAAGACTTTGAGAAGGCGGTCCTGGAAAACTATAGGACCGTAAAGGACTATGAAGCCCAGAAAGAGAAACTGGAAACCGCAGAGCAGAAAGCGTCTGCCAGTGAGACAACAATCAACAGTCTGAAAGAGGATCTGAAAAAGTTTGAAGGCGTAGACGTCACCGGCCTGCAGCAGAAGATTACGGATTTGGAAACTGACCTGCAAACAAAGGAAACAGAGTTCCAGCAGAAACTGGCTGACCGTGATTTTGATGACCTGCTGACTGAAAGCATCCATGGAGCAAAAGGCAAGAATGCAAAAGCTATCCGTGCTCTGCTGGATGTGGATGCCTTGAAAACATCTAAAAATCAGAAGGATGACGTTGGCGCGGCTATCAAGGCACTGACGGAAGCAGAGGACAGCAAGATGCTCTTCGGCGAGGCTGACGAAGCGGCTGAAATTGGTGATGTTATTGGATCAGTGAAACAAAAATCTGGTGGAACCGATGATGCAGTCATGCGTGCTGCAATGGGGCTTCCCCCGGTAAAAACTGAGTAAAGAAGAAAAGGAGAAAAAGCATGTCAAACAATATTGTTTTAGCAAAGAATTTTGTACCCCTCCTGGATGAGGTGTACCAGAGAGAGTCTGTAACATCCGACCTGACAGGCGATCCTGCAATGGCGCGTGCAGGTGCCAATGCAAGGGAGATTGTATATCCCCAGATTGCAGTAACCGGCCTGGGAGATTATGACCGCAATAGCGGATATACACAGGGGACCGTAGACCTGAAATGGGTATCCACAGAGTACAATTATGACCGTGGTGCAAAACTGTCTGTTGACGTCATGGACAACCAGGAAACTTATAACATTGCATTTGGGATGGCCGGCGCGGAGCTGATGCGGACAAAGGTAGCACCGGAAGCGGATGCGTTTACATTTGCTACACTGGCAGGAATTGATGGAATATCTAAAGGTGAAGCAAAGACGCTGGCGGATGCAGAAGCCTTCCTGAATGAATTGCTGGAAGCCAAAAACAAAATGGATAATGATGAGGTTCCCGAGGAAGGCAGGATTCTGTATGCCACCTCTAATCTGCTGAATGCTCTCATGATGATGGACACTTATAAATCCAAAGAAATCCTGGCACGTTTTGCTATTAAGAAGCCGGTGCCTCAGGGCCGCTTTTACACGGCAATCGACCTGCTGGATGGTAGAACAGTAGGAGAAGAGGCCGGGCATTACAAAAAGGCAGAGGCAGGAAAAGACATCAACTTCATGATCATCCATAAGCCCGCTATCATCAAGCATGATAAGCATGTGGCTTCCAACATTATTCCTGCTTCCGCGAACCCGGACGCCGATGCGGATATCGTAAAGTACCGTAAATACGGGCTGGTGGATGTGTACAAAAATAAAGTGGCCGGTATCTATCTGAGTCACAAAGCATAAGGAGGACAGCTATGAGTACAATGATTGGAATGGGCGCAGGGAAAAAGGCTGCCAAAGAATCAGACAGCAAGCTGCGGAAGGAAAATAAGGAGCTGGTAACAGCTAACAAGGAACTGCAGGCAGAAGTTGAAGTTCTCCGTTACCGGATTTCAGAGTTGGAAATGGCTTCTGCAGAGAAGGTGCCGGAGGCGACACCAGCAAAATGATAAGGAGGGAGTTATATGGCTTACATAGATTGGGAGTGGTATAACTCCCATTTTCCTCAGCTGACACAGCAGGAGTTTGAACGGCGCCGGCCGGCAGCTGAAATGAAGGTGGATATCCTGACCCATAATCGGGCGCGGGATGCCGCCGGCTACAAGATGGACCAGGTAAAGGCCTGCGTGGCGAACCTGCTGAACCGGCAGGCAGAACTGGAAGAGGCCGGAGCCGGCAGCAATGTGAAATCCGTCAGTAATGATGGATATTCGGAAACCTATGAGCAGGTGACGCCGGCTCAGGTAGAAGAAACCTTGCGGTGTGAATGCTTTGTTTGGCTGTCCGGCACTGGACTGATGGGGGCGCTATGAGAAAGGGGAAAATGGTATACAAAGATTTAGTCTGCAGTGAATGTGGGGCAGTAATGACGATTCCCAGACGTGCCAGGAAGAACAGGGCCGCCGGTCACATAAAAACTATGTGGTGTTATCGTTGTAAGGAAAAAACAGATTTTATTGAGGGTGGTTGATATGGGAATGGGATTCTTTACGGACGTAATGACTGTATACAATTACAGGCGGGAACCTGACGGGGAACACTGGTATAGAACTGTGGTTCATGGGGTGCAATGGAGGCACGGAAAGCGGCGTGTGACGGCAGCAGACGGCGTGTTTACGGATGAGCCGGAAGAATCTATTACTGTAAATTTCCAATGGATATATGAGGCAAATAAGCCCTTCCTGACTCCTCAAGAATACTCTGCGCTGCCGGAGGAACAGGCGGGAGATTACTGGACGCTGGACCCGCGCAACGGTATGGACGTAGTGGTATGCGGGGAGGTTGCGCAGGAGGTCAATGCCGACTATGGAGTATCCCAGCTGCGCAAGGATTACCTGGCTTTTGACGTGACTGCGGTAGCCGACAACCGGAACAGACCCCGTCTTAAACATATCAAGGTGGTGGCAAAGTGAAAAATTTTGACGCTCAAGCATGCCTGAAATCCCTGGGACTGGAAGAAGGCGGAGCAGTGCAGCAAATGGTAGACCAGACTGTACTGGATGTCTGCGAGCCTTATGTGCCGATGGATATTGCAGGCGGGGCAAGTGGTACGGGATTAATCCGCAGCGGGATTGAAAATACCGTAATTGGAAGCGGAGAAGTGGTATGGAAAACCCCATATGCCCATTTCGTTCATGAGGAAATTGTATATATTGACCCTGAGACAGGGAGTACATGGGCGAAGAAAAATGGAACGAAGGTTCCCACGGACAGGAAATTGCAGTACCAGGGAGCGCCCCGGAGGGGCAGTCACTGGGTTGATCGTTCTATGCAAGAGGGCGGCATAGAGGCTGTAGAGGATGCAGCCAGAAAGGCGGTAAAGAAGTGACAGTAATTGAGGGTATTATAAATTTTCTGGGTGGATACGAAAAGGAACGGATCGGCGTAGACAAGCTGGAGAGCCGGACAGTATCCTATAGCCTGATGAAGGCTCCTCAGGAGAATGTAAAGTATTATATCAATGGTGTGGAGATACATACCAACTATTATCAGCTGATGGCGCGCCTGGATGCGAAAAGCGAACAGGAGCGCATTGCCAATAATGCCTGGGGACAGGGAATTGCAGAATGGATAAGTCAGAAAAACAGAGAAAAACAGTATCCTGTTCTCGATGGCTATAGATGCACTGGAATCAGCGTTTCCACTCCCTTCTATATAAATGTGACGGATAATTCCAATGCTGTATATCAGATGACAATAGCGATTGAATATGAATATGTAAAGGAGAATGAAACATGAAAAGACATGAGTTACTGCATTATGTAGATACCTCAATGGGAAGCGGCTCCCCCACTTGGGCGCTGCTGGGGAATGGTATCAGTTCCCTGACAGAAGAAATGAATCCGGATGAGGAAACAAACCAGTGGATAAATCAGGAAAACGGGGATTCGAATGTAAAGTCATATACACCTTCCGTTGAAGTAGAAAAACAGGACTGCGTGGATGATGATGCACAGGCTTGGATTGACAAAATGGTGGATGAACTTCCAACTGGTACACTGGCGACAACATCTTATGTTCGCTTCCGCTTAAAGGATAAAATAAGCGAAGGAATTTATACCGCATATAAGCGCAACTGTGCTGTTACGGTAAATAATACTGGCGGTGATGCTGGCGGCAATGTAGTCAATTCCGTGAAATTAAGTGGAAAAGGATCTGCAGTGAAGGGAACTTTCAATGTAAAAACAAAAACATTTACAGAAGGCGAAATGTCTGAAGGTAATTAAGGAGGCAAACGATGGGAGAATTTTTCAGAGAGCTGCAGGTGGACAATGGCCTGCGGAAAATCAAAGTAAACGATGAAGGAGAATACATTGAAGTGTCTGTCAATGACAGCACTTTTTTTGATCGCTTCGCTGACCTGCTTGTATGGGTTGGTGATAAAGAAAAGGAACTGAAACAGTATGGGGATACCCATAAAGCAGATACATTGGAAGATATGGAAGTCGTACGCGAGGTTATGAGGAAGCGGACGCAAACCTATCAGGAGTGCTGCCAGCGCCTGGACGTGCTTTTCGGGGAAGGATGCTGCCGGAAGGTATTCGGGAACGTGGTGCCGGACGACCTGCTGATTATGGACTTTTTAGAGCAGCTCACTCCGGTGATTGAAGAGCTTGGAAAAGAGCGCAATAAGAATCTGTCATTGAAGTACAACCGTAGCCGTAAGGGTGCTGCCTCTACAAAGCGTAAGACCCTGCCCGGCAGTGATGTATAACGTTCTTCTGGATCCGCTGCCTGAGGAATGGAACGGTCATCGAATTGACCCCGCATTCCAGAACGGCATACAGATTATGCAGTTAATGGAAGATACGGAAATTTCAGAAAGTGAGAAGGTTCAGCTTGCATCGGACCTTCTCTTTTTAGATCCTCCGGAAACAGTGCAGGAAGCTCTTGACGGAATTGTCTGGTTCATGGGGGGCTGGAATACGGACAATCAGGATACCGGCGAAAAGAACGAGGATCCGGTCATGGACTGGGATATGGATCAGTGGCGTATTTATAGCGCTTTCCGGAAACAGTACGGGATTGATCTAAATGACCTTGGAAAACATTGCGTTGGTTATCAGCTGGAGGATAAAAAGTTGATTCCGGTCTATGAAGAAAATAGCCTCCATTTTTGGGTATTCATGGGACTGCTGACAACACTGGATGACTGTGCATTTACACGGATTGCAGATATCCGTGCAAAAAAACTGGAAGGGAAGATGGATCCAAAGGAAAAAGCTTTCTATCGGCAGGCAAAGAAGCGGTATGAAATTGGAAAGAAAAAAGCAGAAAAAGAAACAGACGAAGATATTGCAGCAGTAGAAGAGTTCAGGCGGCTGGCAGGATTGGGGTGATAATATGGCATATGACGCAGAAATCCGTGTAAAAACAAAGATTGACAACAGTGAAGTTGTAAAACTGGAAGCCGACCTGGAAGCTACAGAGAAAAAGGCAGAAGAAACAGGGAAGGCGCTTGACCAGGTAACATTAAATAAAGACACTGCGGATACTGCACAGCATGCGGCCGCTGGTATGGAGAGTCTTGCAGATAAGACAAGAAAGGCAGCATCAGAAGCACAGAATCTGGATGATGCTTTTAAGAATACAAAAATCCATCTGGCTGATGGAACTACATTTGACTGGAATGGAAATGTTATTGAAGAGGCAGTACAGGATACTGCAGAGCTAAATCAGGAACAGACCAGGCTTTCCGATGTGGCAGAGAAGGCAGCGGAATCTATGCGTACTATAGCAGAAGAAACCAGGAAGGCAAATGACGCTGCGAATGGGTTAGGAGAATCCCCAGCAACGGGGATGGAAAAGCAACTTAAACCAGCTCAAAATATGCTGGCCTTTATTAAACAGAGCTTTCAGGATATTCCTATTTTGTTTGCCGGAATTGCCAATAAATCAACTGCAAAAATCCAACAGATGGAAGAAGAGTGGGATAACCTCTCAGATAAAGCGGCTCATTACAGAGGCGTGCTCCAGGAACTGGAAAGCAGAGGGTTGGGATTCGGCAATCAGGAATATGATGACGCCTATGTGGAGTGGCAAAAAGCAGAACAGGCGGTAAAAGAATATAAGGCGCAGTTGGTTGGCGCCAAAGCACAGCAGAAAGACCTTTCTACAGGCCTGAAAAACGTGGGTGAAGAAGGGAAGAAGGCCTTCAATAAAATGAATACCGGTGCCAGGAAAACAAAATCAATGTTTGGCACAATGGCATCCAGAATGAAGGGGTTGCTGCTTTCTCTGCTTATTTTTAATTGGATATCAAAAGGTTTTAACGCAATGGTGGCCGGAATGAAAAAAGGGTTTGAAAACCTGATGAAGTATTCCGGTAATTATGCCAACAGTGTGCAGTCGCTGAAAAATGCACAGGCAACTCTGGGTAATTCCTTCGCGGCAGCCTTTGCACCAATTGTACAGACGGTAATTCCATGGCTTGTGCAGCTGATTAATACCATATCCAGGGCAATGACCTATGTCGCTCAGTTTATTGCAATACTGGGCGGGAAGAGCACTTTCACACGTGCGAAGCAGGTACAGGATGCCTACAATAAGTCTCTCAGCGGGACGGCCGGAGCTGCGAAAAAGGCAGCGGGAGCTTTGGCGAAATTTGACGACTTGGACGTACTACAGAAACAGGACTCATCGGGCGGTGGAGAAAATGCTGCCGATATGTTTGAAAATGTGCCGGTGGATCCAAAGGTGAAGGGGTGGCTTGACGGAATACGCGACAAGCTAAAACCGATTCTGGATTACATGAAGGAATTGAAGAACGCTTTCATAGATGGTTTCTGGGATGGTCTGGGGGACCCCAGCGGGCGTTTGGAAACAATAAAAAAAGGATTGGAACAGATAAAAGAAGCCCTGTTGGATATCTGGAATGACCCGGCTGTAAGAAGCGCAGCGGATGCCTGGGCAAAGTCTTTGCTATATATGTTTGGTTCCCTTGTAGGCTCCATAGCAAGTATAGGCCTGACGATTGCAGCGGCTTTTGTCGGCGGCCTGGGTGAATACCTGGAAAACAATACGGGACGGATTAAGGATTTCCTGGTATCCGTTTTCAACATTGGCACGGAAATAAATAACCTATTGTCAGAGCTGTTCCAGAGCATTGCCTACATTTTTGAAGCATTTGCCAGTGAAAGTGGTATCCGTTTCGTGTCGGCACTGATTGGTGTATTTGCCGATGCGGGAATGGGGCTGCTGGAAGTCGCGTTGAAACTGGGACGCGATATCCTGAACATGCTGATCCAGCCGATTGTGGAAAATCAGGAAGGCTTCCGGACGGCATTGGAAGGGCTTCTTTCTGGAGCCGCAACTATTCTGGAGGGGCTTAAAACCTCCATAGATAGTATTTTTGATAACCTGAATGCGGTATATGATGCGCACTTTAAGCCGTTTTTTGATAGCATAGCGGCGGGTTTGACCTCTATCGTAAATACAATCCTTACCGTATGGAATGGGAATATTCAACCAATAATCGACCGGATATCCCAGAAAATATCCGAACTGCTGACCCAATATATTACGCCATTTGTCAATAATGTGGTGGAATTTATTGGACAGATAGCAACCCACCTACAAAACTTCTGGGAATTGTTCCTGCAGCCGCTGGTTGAGTGGTTCATATCCTTTGCAGTTCCTATATTATCGGAAGCCATTTCATTAATAATTGAAGTTATTATTAAAGTGGTGGAAGAGATTATGGCCGTTTTAAACGGCCTGATGGAATTTATCAATGACACGGTCATGCCAGCTTGGAATGGCTTCTGGGAAAGCGCAGGAGACATGTTCGATGCCTTCTGGCAGGCGATAAAAGCAATCGGTGACTTGATAAAAGATATGTTTGTCGGAATTATTGATGTAATTAGAAAACTTATAGATAAGGATTGGAAAGGTGCATGGGACAGCGCAAAGAAAATCTTTACAACATTCAAGGATAATGTAAAAAGCATAATAGACAGCATCCGAGAATTCTTCCAAAAGTTCCTCGACTGGATCGGAGAAAAAATTGAATGGGTACTCAATAAAGTACAGGGAATTAAGGACTTCTTCGGAGGCGGTGGCGGCGGAAGCTCAACCGGTGACGGCGGCTATGCAAGAACCGCGGTCTATAGAACAGCTGTTAGTCCTGTTCTAGCAGACGTCCCCAAACTGGCAACAGGTGCCGTCCTGCGGGGAGGGAATCCGTTCCTGGCGTGGATAAATGACCAGGGTCCAGGTCATACCAATATTGAAGCTCCGCTGGATACTATCCGGCAAGGCCTGCGGGAGGAATTATCCGCGTTGGGATTCGGCAGCGGTGGGCAAACAAAAATAGTATTACAGATTAATGGACAGGATGTCGGGGAGGCCATTGTCGAGGATATGTTATCAGTTATGAACCGCAAAGGGTATGACGTTGAAGTACTGGGGGTTTAATGGTATGAAAGACTTTACACAGGGTATTTCTATTGACGGAGAAGAGTATATGGTTCCTCTTGTGTCAATAAAACGAGAGGCGCCTTTTTTAGACAAAACCGCCGAACGTACAGAGGATGGAGAGTTATACCGGGAATTGATAGGTGTGTACTACAATTATACGATGTCTTTTGGAACCATAAATGATGTTGACCTGTACATGAAACTATATGAACATTTGACTCAGCCCGTACCATTTCATACCTTTAAGCTGCCGACTTCACGAGGGACTTATACCTTTACCGGATATATTTCTTCGGTGACAGATGAAATTGAAAAAATTCTGGAAGACACGGTTAGATTCAAAGCATTGACATGTAAATTTACGGCGAAAAGCCCGGCGAGGAAACCCGGATGAGTAAAACCAGTTTTGAGGTAATATATGACCTTAAGGATACAACAGCATTACAAGATAGCATTCCGTCCACGATGGATAATCAGAATTTTGCGGTGGAGTCTCTGCTCAGGGACAACACCGCATTTTCAGATTACGGGACGCTGGAGCAGGATTATTTTCTTCTGGACGGCACTATGCCGGAGCTGCCAGATAAGCCAGAAGGAATCCCCTTCTGGTCATCTGAATTATCAGATGAAAATGGCCTTTTTCAGAAAAATCCTGTGCTTATCATATTATTTTCTGAAAACCACACCAGTACAGGCCTTACGTTCCACTTTGTGGGGGAAATCCCCGTACAGTTTCAAGTACGTTGGTATGACTTGGCGGGAAATATGATAGCGCTCAAGAGCTTCCAGCCTGATTCCCGCGATTATTACGCGCGGAACCTTGTAGAAAACTACGGCCGGCTGGAGGTTGAATTCCAGAAAGCGAAGCCTTATCGGTATGTGAAGTTATGGGGAATTGATTATGGAGTTGTGGTCACCTGGAATGAGAATGACATCAAAACTGCATCGTTGGTGGAGGAAACGGATCCGATTTCAAACACATTAAAAATTAATAAGCTGACTTTTCAGTTTATCGACCGTGCAAATGAATTCAACCTTGCGAACAGCGAAGGGCTTCACAAGGCGCTACAAAAAAAGCAGCATATCGAACCTTATGAAATTGTGGACGGAGAGCGTCTCTTCTTGGGGCGTTACTTCCTGACAACGCCAGGCAGCGAAAAGAGCCTGGCAAAAATGGAGGCCACAGATTACATCGGCCTGCTGGATGATACGGACTTTAAGGACGGCAGGGTATATAACGGGGAGCTGGCCGGGAATGTACTGGCGGAGATTTTTGCCGGTACCGACATCCCTTTTGAGGTGGCGGAGGATGTGGCCGCAACACCGCTGTACGGCTGGCTTAAAATCCAGACCCGCCGGAAAGCCCTTCGGGAAGTCCTCTTCGCGTGCGGCGCCGTGGCAGAAACCGCCCGCAGAGACAATGTGTGGATATATAAACCTTCGAGACTAATACAGTCTGATATCCCCCGGAGCCGCAAGTTTTCCACAGCAACTAAGCAAGATACTTACATCAGTGAGGTAAGTATCAAGTTTACCGAGTACACAGAGGGCGCAGAAGAGAAGGAACTGGTGAAGGAAACTACCTATCCCGCCGGCTTGAATGAAGTGAAGTTTAACAGCCCTGTGTCAGCCCTTCGGGTAAGCACCGGGGAGGTTGTAGAGGCAAAAACAAATTACATTATCTTCCGGCTTTCGGAAGAAGCTGCCGTTACTATATATGGACGGCAATACAGTAAGCAGGATATCACGGTATCCTCTTCCGTTCCGCAACTCAAAGCCGGGGAGAACCCGAAGGCGAAAAGTTTCACCGGCACGCTGTTTAATTACGGTCAGGCAAAAATAATATCCCAGGCAATTTTGGATTATTACCAGCTGTCATTAATCCTTAATATCCGTTATCTGGCAGCCCAGGAGCGGCCAGGACAATGGGCGTCAGTGGAAAATACACTGGTTGGCCGCGGCGGCTATGCTGCGGGCCTGGAGAGCATTAAAACTGACCTGACTGGCGGGTATATATCAACAGCGCAGCTCCGGGGATATTACAAGTACACGAGCGAGTTTTACTATACCGGTACGGAATTGTATATAGACGAAAGTGTGGGTGATATTTGATGAATAAACCTAAATTAAACAGTATTACAATAACTCCTAATCCGGCAGAAATAAATCAGAAGCTTACAATAATTATCGATGCTGAGGACGTGCCAATCGTTTTTCAGCAATCAACATATTATTCCGGTCAAGAGCTAAAAGCCGGAGAAAGTGTGGGTATTTTATAATATGGCAATTACGAAAGTAAGGACACAAATAAATGGAGTCTGGACGAGTTACACTAAAAATTCCAACGGCAATTGGTTAGGTAAGCCAACAGCTCCCGCAATTACAAGTTTTAATAGAACTGAAAAATACTACCCTGTATTAGTAGAAATTACAAATGATGCTGGCACAGTAGTAACCTATGATGTATCAGATTCTGAAATAGGTAATAGCTTGAAATTGCAGGTTTATGAAATTAATAAACCTACGATTGTACTGGTAACGCCGACAAATGGAGCGCGCGTAACCAACAATAAGCAGCCCATTACCTTTAAAGTTACTGATGAAGCAAATGGTTCCGGCGTAAAAACATCGACTGTAAGTCTGAAAATTGATGGTAATACATTCAATGAATCCAGTACAGGAATGGTCAAAACGGCAATTACGAACGGTTATCAGTTTGTTTACACTCCGCAAACGGCACTTTCCAATGGGGATCATACTATAACCATCAATGCGCAAGACAATGACGGGAACGCGGCGGCAGCTGTTACAGCTTCTATCAAGGTAGATACTGTTCCTCCTTCGTTGAACATTACATCCCCTAATAATGGACTTATTACAAATACTAAGTCTATCACGCTTGCAGGTACAACTAATGACGCAACATCCAGTCCGGTTACTGTAACTGCGAAACTTAACGGAGTGGATGTTGGAGCCATAACTGTGACAAATGGTGCATTCAGTAAAGCTCTCACCGCCGCCGAAGGGAATAATACACTTGTGGTAACTGCAAAGGATGCTGCAGGGCTTACAACGCCTGTAACCATCAACTTTAAGATTGATACCAGCGTCCCGAAAATTAAGAGCGTAAGGATAACACCTAATCCTGCAGCAGCGTCCAGCAGCATAGAAATTGAACTTGAAATTGAATAATAAGGAGTGGTGAATGTGGCATACATAGCTGTTGCGGCGCCCAGTGACATTGTGTATGTCGCAGGCACCATAAATGGAGACTCCACAACCTTCCAGTCTCGGGACGGGAAATGGTATGGATATGCGCCGGCTACGGAAGATAACACCTATCATCTATGGGTAGAAATGATTGACGCGGCTGGGAACCGAAGTGAATATGATACTACCCTGGTGTATGACCTTCCATGGTTTGTGACGGACCGGACGGTGGAGGATATCCAGGAGCGGAATCAGAAAGGATTTTTGAATGCACGGGACTTAAATCGGATTGAGAAAAATAACGATACTATTGGTGAGTTGGCAGCTCTTATCATTCCGGCCAAATATGACTGGCAGGGTGGGGGGCTGCCGCGGGCTTCTGATTATCTGCGGATTCGGCAAGGTGTTCAGAAACTTAGGGACTATGTGCATCGGACTACCACACCGCAGGTCCCTGAAAGCCCCCTGAACAGTTATCAAAAAATTAATGATATAGAGCAGATCCAGAAAGATTGTTTCGATATCTATGTCGGGAACAAGAAAAACTATGCTTATGCTGGAGAGTTCTATTCTGGAGAAGGAGGATTAATTTAATGGCATTTAAGAAAAAAACATGGGCAGACCGCATGGTTGAATATGCTGGTCGCCGGAAACTGACAAATATAAGCACCAAACAGTCCATAATATGTGACGTGGAAAGGTCGGAAGGGACAATAAGTAAAGAGGGTGATGCCTTTTCCAGCCAGAACATGAATGACCTGGAGCAGCGTATCGAGGACGGTTTCACCGAAGTGAAGCAGACAACTGATGGGATAAATCAGAATTTAGCTGGCCTTCCGACTGTAAAGGCAGGCATTACGGAACTAACCTTTTCAGGTGGAAATACCACCCTTACTCATAATGCCGGCTTCCCGGACACAAACTATGCTGTTATGTTTATTTGTGATAATGTACGCATGTTCCCGCGAATGAGCACAAATCTTGATGGTAATAAAACAACGCTTTCTGCAAGCGCCGTAAATGGTTCCGGCGCAATTTCGCACCTCGAGGGGAAATACCGGGTCATGTGGATTGTTGCCCGGAGCGTATAAAGCTGGCTTAAACACCTATAAGCATAATATAAGTATAGGTATTGGTAACTACCATTGACCTGTTTACCACAAGGGATGCAGCACTGTTGATATATTGCTTCGTATCATATTTGGCTATATAACAATTATTATATTTTGTATAGGAAGCAACCGGCACTGTTGCACCATTTATCTGTAGTTTGAGCTGATTTTGGTATTGTGTAAACCAATTACCATTGGTTAAAAGCCATAATTGTGCCTTACTAAGCGTGAACGGTATTGTTGATTGATCGCCAGGAAATGAGTACTGCGCAAAATATACCTCAGGATTACTAAATGGGACCCAGGCTGCATCCGCACCTGCCTTATAACTCGGTATGCCGTCTATTACATCAAATTTATATCCGTTTAAATTCTGATTTAACAACTAAGCTGCCGACTGCTGAGTGTCGGAGAAAGAGGATAACATGATTATTACTGGAATGAAGCATTTTGAGAATGTATGTCAGAAAAAGTTGGTTGAATGGTATCACAAAAATAGACCGGAAACAGAGATTGATTTAGGAGATGTATTTATCGTTTGGGGATGTAAAACTTTACAGAATTATAAGTGCCTTGCATCTACAACAATCAGCGGTGACGGCATCTATGCGGAATACACATTCAATGGAGACAGACAGGAATTGTACGAAGATGTATACAAGAAATTGACAAACGTCTGCCATACGGAGGAATGACTACTGACTTCTGATTTAATCACCTTAAATCTACGTAACTGCAAACAAAATATCGTAAAAGAAAGGAAGAAGACCGTGAAATATAAGAAAAAGCCAGTAGTTATAGAAGCGTTCAAGTATGATGGAGACTTGAGGGGATCCGATGGAAAATATTACGTACCTGACTGGGCAGTGGATGCTTACGAAAAAGGAATCATGCATTATGGAGCGCTGAAGCCGGATGATCCGCCATGTGAACTGTTAATTGATACGTTGGAGGGAATTCATCATGTAAGCGTTGGTGATTACGTGATCAAAGGAATCGCAGGTGAGTTGTATCCATGCAAGCCAGATATATTTGAAGAAAGTTATGAGCTATATGATGCTGATTTCTGATTTACACAATAATCATTTGTTAACCAGTCCTCTTTTGAGGGCTTATTTTTATATCCGGAAAAACCGGAAGAAAGAGAGAAAACTATGAACAAATTAAGATTTTCCGACAACACAGAAATGGAAGTATTCGGCGTTTCCTGCGCCGGCAACATCCTGAAAATCAAAGTGCCTGGCACGGGCCTGGACACTCTGGTGTCAACCTTTAAGGACCAGGCAAAGCTTTCACCTCTGCGCTATTTTGAGGATAATGCGCTGCTCCGTGGCTACGCAGGGGACACAAAATTCGGCAGCATGGAGTACACTCCGAATGTGCTGCAGGAGATTGATTATGCAGTTGAGGACGTAACCACCGAGAGTGGCTTCCGCGAAGTCCATGCAGACATTGTTACGGTGGTCCTGGAAAAGGTTCCTGCAGTTTCCCTTGTGGCTGCGAAGACTGAGAAAAACACCGCGGATATTGATTACCTGGCAATGGAAACCGGCGTTGAACTGTAAAAAAGAAAAGGAGGAAAAACTATGTCAAAGAATTATGAAAAGGTAAAAACCTATTACAAAAGGAAACTGTGGGATATCGACCGTGTGTATTCCGCTGTAGGGAAATGGATTACAGCGGCGGAGTACCGGGAGATAACCGGGCAGGAATATCAGGCAGAATAATCCGGAGAGGAGAAAGTAATGAGTGAAGCAATTCTTTCCGCAGCGGTGACGCTGTTGGTATGCATGATTAACAATTATTATCAGATGCGAAAATCACGGGAGCAGCACAGTAAAACAATAGCGCTTGTGGAATACCGGCTTGATGAGCTTACAAAGCGCGTGGATAAGCATAATAATGTGATTGAACGCACCTACAAACTGGAAGAAGTGGCTGCGCTGCAGGAAGAAAAAATAAGGGTAGCAAATCGTCGAATTGAAGATTTAGAAAAGGAGAAAAAGGAATGAAAGAAATTAATTGGAAGAGAAAATTGACAAGCAGGAAACTGTGGACTGCGGTTGCAAGTTTTGTGAGTATGATGATTGTAGCTTGCGGCGGCCCGGAGAACCAGGCAACCCAGGTGACGGCGCTGATTATGGCCGGAGCAACGGTAATCGGATACATAATCGGTGAGGGCCTGACTGATGCGGCGGCAATCGGCATAGAAACAGAGAATACAGAAGTGGAGCAGGAGGGGGAGTAATTCCCCTTCCTTCCTATATATAGGGAAAGGATAAGGTAATGTGGAAAGGAATAGATGTTTCAGACAACCAGGATTCTATTGACTGGGCTGCTGTTAAGGCTGCCGGTGTAGACTTTGCTGTCCTGCGGTCTGTCCGGCATTCTGGAAAACCGGATAAACAGTTCGCGGCCAATGTGACAGGATGCAATTCACAAGGGATTCCATTTGAGGTCTACAAGTATACCTATGCACTCACTCCCACGCAGGCGGCAGTGGAAGCTCAGCAGGTAGTAGCGCTTTTACGCGCTCATGGCCTCACCTGCCGTGTTTGGTGGGACGTGGAGGACAATTCCCTGCGCGCTCTCAATAAGGGTGTCCTGACAGGCTTGATACAGTCTGCGGCGAATGTTATTATCGGCGCTGGTTACGATTTTGGAATTTACACGGGGAAGTCGTTTTATGAGGAAAGGGTATTTGACACCGCGGCGTTTGATTGCCCATTTTGGATAGCTCGGTATCCCAGCAGCGGATACTATGCTCTGGCAGATAATCCGCCCGCGGACAAGTACAAGCCTGCTCCATCACAGCCGCTGGTAGCTTGGCAATACACCAGCAAGGGACGCGTGGATGGTATCACAGGACCGGTGGACCTTAATGTCTGCTACATTCCGTTTTGGGAGACGCAGGCCCCGGAATATTACCTACAGGACATCTGGCACGGTACATCCATCAGTAAGGCCCTGGAGAGCATCGGGGAGGATGGATCCTACCAGCATCGGGCGCAGATAGCGGCGGCGAATGGTATTACTGATTATGCTGGCACGGCAGTTCAGAATACTCACATGCTTAATCTGCTCCGGACAGGCCAGCTCCGGAAAGTATAATTGCTGTTACCAAGTTCATAATTTTAGAAAAAATGTTCTAAAATCTTTCTAAAGTCGGATGTATTTTTTCTAAGTAATGTGTTATACTAAATTTCTAAGAAATGCCGTATTTATCACGCTTTTTTGTAATTGTTGATAGTAAAAAAAGAATTAATTGTACCTTCCGAGGGTCTCGACGCCCAGGTCTTATTGGTAATATATGTTTTTCTATCAGTTTAACCACATCAGGTGGAC